TTCTATATCGCCAAAGCTGCTCATTCGCTATCCGTGATTAGGATTCTATCTCCGATTGTTTGTGGTCTGTAAAAATAAGGGAACTTGAAAAATGGTAGTGTGGTTGTTTGGTTCACAAATTCTTCATCCACACCTTCATAGACGGGATTCCAGCTTATGAAGGAGATTCCATTGAATATCTCATTCCCATTGCGGGTTCTGATCTTGTCAACACCTTCCAATCCAAGAATTGTGGATGTCAGGTCTGAAAGATCAAGCCTTTGACCCAGAGAATTATTGAGAGGGTTGAAGAAATCCAGAATAATGTTGATAATACGCTTTTTCAGGTTCTCCTTGTTAATCTTGGAATTGGATGTGCGAACGATTTCCAATTTGGAGGTGGAATACACATCCTTATTCGCTGCTTGAGCGGAATACCCAATATCAAATGCCGTATAGATTGGATCACGGGGAACAACCTCGTGACTAAGCATCTTCTTATCAAATGTGGAGTCAATGATCAGGTTTTTCAGGCTGTTTGAGAGAAATGGGGGATACTCTGCATCCGTTTGAACCACAAACTTGGGAACCACGAAGATATTCACATTGTTGAAGTCACAGGAATCCGCAAAATTAACCTGATTCAATATAACCCTATTGGATTTATTGGGATCAACACAGATTCGATAGAAATAATCAATGTATTCATCAATGAACTTCTTATTGTTCACCACTTCCACCGATTGAAGCACGTTGGAAAGGTTTTTAGTGAGATATGTGTCATAATCAATCTCTGTCACAAGCCTAAGCTGCGAACTGAGATACTTGGGAACATTCTGGCGAATCTGATCCACCGTCTCCCCATCGGAAATTGCCGTGGAATTGGCGGTATTGGAGAAATTCAGAGTTGCATTGTTTGTCAGGTCAATGATGGACGAAGGATCAACAGTAATTACATCATTATAAATCTGAGTGAATTGAGAAGTGTTTAAATTGAACAATTTGTTGCCATTGATGACATTCTTGCTGATAATACCCTTGTCATTATCGCTTAGGAGATAATAAACGGCAACCTGATCACCCTCGGCAAGTTTCTTACCAAACACATTATTACCAAATTTGATTTCATAATGCCCGTTCTCATTGAGACGAACCGAATAGTATCTATCGGAATCAGGAGTGAGAAACAGGTTGTCAGTCTCGTCATATTCATACCAAGTTGCATCTCCGATTTCTTTCACGTAAACAGCGAGAGTGCCATGGGCAATGAAACGATCATCGTTCTCATCCACCAGATTATCAACAACAATCGGAAAGGTTTCAAATTCCTTACCCTCCGCTGTGTAAATCGGGTATTCCTGAACGGTTCCCTGATAGAGAATGAGATTATTTTCAATGGAATCGATTTTCTCCGATCCGCTTGTGGTCTTCTCAAAGGAGAAATCGTTCAGGATGGTGTATTGGATGTTATTGACAAGGAAATAGGAATACTTGCGGAGGGTGTAGTTCCCAGCCGCTAGGGAGGCACTGGCGGTGCAGGTGACGGGAACCAGAGACGTTTGTTTGCCCGTAGGATTGTATCCCACAAGGTTCACGATCTTGTTCATGTTCTCATAGAGAGATGTCTGGGAGAAAAGAGCTTCCGATCCCGTTTGATTCAAATAGAAAAGCAGGGTGTGGTAACTATAAGCGATGATGTCGATGAAAGAAGCTAGATTGCTCCCCTCGTAATTCTGATCCGTGAATTTGGGATTCTCATTCAGCCGTTGGATGATGAAATCTTTCAGGGACAACGCATCGAAGTTGATGTATGCGTTTTTGGGCAGGTTATACTCAAGAGAATCACTCATTGTTATTATTTAGGTGGATGATATTAAATAATCATATGGAATTTGATAAGGAGTATCGTAGATTGATGTTGGAGTTCTCGGAAGGAGCGATCCGTAACATTGTGAAGAAATTTCAGAACGATGCCACGGAACAGGAAATCCGTAGGGAATTACAAGATTTTGAGAAATATAAGAACGCTCTCCAAAAGAAAGACCCTTTCCAATATAAATCGTGGATAGAGTTCACGGAAGCGATCCATGCTGCAAAGGGTAAGGCGGAATTTAAAAAGAAAAAAGCACCAACCAAAGATGTGGTTGCCAATCAGGAGGATATTGTAGCTGATGATGAGAATGTGACGATCTATCGGGGGGATTCCCAAGATAAATGTGTGTTATATGGAAAGGGATACTCTTTCTGTATCTCAAGAACGGGAGGTGGTAATATGTTCTCAAATTATCGGTTTAATGATTTGGCAACGTTTTATTTTATTTATTTTAAAAAGAAGCCTAAGACCGCAACTGACCATATTATGGTATTAGATCGTAATAGACGAGGATATGATTGGACATTTGCAGATAATAATACCAAAGAAGTGGAAGGTGGGTGGAACGAGATAGTTCGTAAATATCCAGAATTAACGAAATATGAAAAATTATTGGTTAATAAGGAACTGGATAACGTGGAAAAAGATTTTTTAGAAAGAAAAAGAAATTTTAAAAAACAATTACCATCATACACCAATGATCCAGATGTTGATTTTGATAAAGCGGTGTTACTGTGGAATAAATTTTCTCATAAAGAAAAAGCGGCAGTTCTTTCGGATTACTACGATGATACACTTCACGATGTAATCTGGAAACAATTGGATTCTGGTCTTAGGAACGAATATATCAACATTAATCCTAATTTGTCTGATTATCAAATGGATGATTTGAAACCGAATGAGATATTACGATATAAAAAAGTCAGAGATACGTTATTTGATGATGAGTATCCCGATTATTATCCAGAATTTAGTGCCAACAAGCTTGATGATATTGAAAATGTTTTGAAGCATCCTTTTTTTGCGATGACTTATATGATGTCATGGAAAAACAATTTAGAAAATATCCCATATGAAGTGTATGAATTACTAGCAGACGATCCTTATTTGGCTTTGGAGTATGCAGAATGGGTTGTTGAAAATGCCCCAAACACCATGATACCAGCAGATATTTATGAATCTATAATGGAATCGGAGCGTGGTAGTGACATCTCTGATGAATTGCGTAACTATTTTGGAAAACGTGGATATTTTGGAGAAGATTGGGAAGAAGATGATACTTTTACAGAATCATTTCATTCAGAATTATGTGATATTTTATCGGAAACAACAGATAGTATTCAAGAATCCACCCACTTTGACAAATACTATCAAAGTATAATGTCGAGTTTTTTCAAATGATCGAATAACCCGTGGAATTCAACTTCGATTTCAGGGAAAGTCCCTTGACACCCAGAGATGGAACATCAATTTGCAGGGACACATCATATTCCTGTTCATCCTCATTACCCACCACACTCACGTTTCTCACGACAATGCGTGGTTCCGAACGGGGTAATTTCCTTTCAATATCATCCTGAATGTCTTCCGCTGTGAATTCATCCACGGGTTCAAACAGATATCGTCTCAGATCAATGCCAAAGAGGGGATTGAGTATCTTTTGACCGGGGGAGGTGAGGAATGCATTGGAAATGCTTGTCTTGATGGCTTCCACATCAAAAATAGCCCGAATATCCTTCAATTGCTCCTTACGATTGAGTTGGTTGTTGAAAGAATATGATGGTTCCAAATCAAATGACACATCTTTGTAGAGATAGTCATTTTTCAACGATGCCTCATCAATCTTGGATGCTTGAAGTGATTTGATTTTGATGTTCATATGATTACCAGTCGGAGCAAGCAGCAGCCTTGGGTGATCCGGGTTTAGCGGAAGAACATTTATGCCGTGCGCGGAATGATTTGCGGCGTTTTGGATTATCCTTCCCAACTCTTACACCAGCTTCTCCCCAATGAATCCTTTTATAAGAACCATCTGGTTGTCTGGCACACTTAGTCCACTTTTTACCCTTGCGATCACTGGAGGCTTTTTTGGTTGGACCGTCACATTTCTTGGATTTTTCCAAAAACACGGCGACTTCCTGAAGATCAATCATGAAATCATTCAAATCCACGTTGAAAGAGGATGCGTATTTGTTCGCCAATTCATCGAATGACTCGGTGATAGCTGCCGCTTTGAGGGCTGTGACGAGCTTGATTGCAGCATTGGCTCTACCACGGATGGCTTGGAATCTTCCTTTGGCTAGATCGGTAAGCATTCTCTTACGATCTTTGTCAATTTTCTGTTTTTTGAGATATACAAGCAGATCGGGACGAATTTCTTCCCATTCTTTTTCATTTTTAACACCTTCCAAACGCTGGATCATGTCATCTCCTCCTCCAAGAGCCTTGGCACGTTTGGCTTGCTTCATATTGAGGGAAATCGCAGGACTTTTCATGATCACATTATAAAAATAAGAAATCATTTTAAACAGGGGCAAGCTTCTGTAAAGTTGTTCAATGGAAATACTGTAATTATCCCCTCTTTTAGCTTCAAAGAAGTTATTTTTATATTCATCATAATTCTGCTTCTGCATATCAAGGAACAAAACCAAAGGATTCATATCAGAATTATCTGAAAATAACATTTCCAAAAGTTGAAGCTGTGTTTGAGCATCCTTGGCAACTTCTTTCTCAATCATATTAATATCCAATTCATGAAGAGGTATCGTTCTTTTCGGAGATTCTTCGGGAGTTGACAGGATTTCTTCGGCTTGTTTTTTATAAAGTCTTTTGGCAGTGTCACGAATCACTGCAAGCATTTGTTCCAGATAGCTATCGTTAATTTCCTCGTTTTCTTGAGAAACATTTTCAATGGATTCGTAAACATCATCTAACTCAGATTGTGCTTCATCACGAATAGCCTTAAATTTTATTAAATCTTTCTTAAAATCCTCAATATCCTTTTCAGTTTTATTTTTTGGATTGTTTATAATAGTGGCAAGATTGTTGATCTTTCCCCAAAGATTGTCAATGTGTTTTGGTTTGGTTTTAAGCACACTTTCCTGATATGCGGAGATTTGACGACGATTTTTCTCAAATCCTTTCATAATACCTTTCATTTGGTCTGCAAACACATCATCATTCTTGAGAAGTTGAAAAGATTTACCTAAAAGCTTGATAACATTGGCTTGATCTGTCATACCTTTATCTTTAGGGTTATGGGCTGGTGTTATATGAGAATTGGGATCGTAAGATGCAAAACTTGAAAGACTCATAACATCCGTTAAATTTTCTCCTTTATACTGGTCTATTGTTTTTCGTCTTCCTTCCCTGTCTCTATTGACCGGATTGTAATTTGATTTGCCTATTGGAGAAGACGAAAAACCAGATGGTCCAGCCGCTTGTTGGGCGTTGAATACTCTTTCCCCCGGCTTGGTTCCTTTTGCTTCCACCACTAAATTATACAAATCATCAAAGTTCATGTTAATATTTAGAGTAAATGACTAAATAATCCTATGGGCAAGAAATTTGATCAGATATTTGAAGCGGTTGTGTCACGTTCGGAAATTGGGGGGTACCTTAACGGTGATATTGTAAAGTTCCGTGATGGATATAAGAACACGGAAACTTACAAGTATATGCCATCCACACTCAAGAAAGAAGTGGATGAATTGGCAACTTGTGGACTGAACATCAAGGTATGCCAAGTTGGAGATAAGCAATCGGGATATTCCGTTGGGAATCAATTCAAACCAGCATCACAGGTCGTTCTCACCATTGCTGCCGATCATGGTGGTGGTAGAACGTATGGTAGAGTCACAGTGACTCCCGACATGGTTGATATGGTGGATGTGAGCGCAGGAGTTCCAGTTCCAGACAAATTCAAGAAAAAAGACGTTGTGATCATCAAGCCCAAGCAGCTTAAAATCGATCCTAATATCATCACCAATGTCACTGACAAGGGAAATGGCAAGAATACCCCCACCGATCTGAAATTGGCAGGAGAATCCAAGTCTTGGGATTTCACCAAAGAATTGGGTAATATTTATGATGAAATATTGCAAGAAAAATTTGATTTCAAAAAAGCCGATAGAAATAAAAATGGTGAATTAGAAGATTGGAAAGAAAATATAGGTAAAAAAGTCTTCGGTGATGATGAAGATGGGGATGAAGAAGAAGATAACGAAGAATGCGGAGAAGAAGACGAACAAGATGCTTGTTATGAAAAAGTAAAATCTCGATATGATGTATGGCCTAGTGCATATGCCTCTGGAGCATTGGTCAAATGTAGAAAAGTGGGAGCAAAAAATTGGGGAAATAGTGAAAAATAATGGAACAGATGTCCCAAAGAGAATTACTGGAAAATTTACGTGATTGGTTTGCTCCTCATGTAGATAAGGAAGGTAAAAAATTTAAAGGTTGGATCAATTGTAAAACGGGAGGTCCATGTGGTAGGAAGGATACCTCAAAAGGTTCTTACCCTGCATGTAGAGCTACAAAGGCAGACTGTAAAAAAATAAAAGGTAAGATGTATAAAAAGAAAAGCTCCAAAAGAGTTAATTGGGGAAAAAAGAATAAATAATAATATGGCACAATTCAATAACAAAGACCAGCGCAATTTGGAAGAACTTCTTGAGGAAGGATGGATGGATCGTCTCAAGGCACGGGGAGCCGAAGCTCTGGGTTCCGCCAAGGGTTTGGGTCAACAAATCAAAGGTGGTTTTCAACAAGCTGGTGGTTCTGCCCTTAGCAAAGCTGGAGATTGGATTGAAAGTGATAAGTTATCCAGAAAAGGTCAGGAATATTCCCAACAAGGTCAACAAGCATCGGGAGAAGGTATGGTTTCTGGTCACAATGCTAAAGTCCAGTATCTTCAAAAGAATATTGACAAACGTATTGACTCATTTGTCGCTGATATTAAAAATGATATTAAAAAGCTTGGGTTGGACATTGGTAACATTGAAATTGTGTCTGGTATCAATGCTGCTCTCGGACACCTCAAGAAAAGCGTGAGTGGTGCAACACCTCCTCCGCTACCACAACAATCTGGTGCAACACCTCCCCCTTTACCAAAACAATCTGGTGCAACACCTCCTCCTTTACCAAAACAATCTGGTGCAACACCTCCTCCTTTACCACAACAGCAAATGGATGTAGAGAATTCTGAAATAATTCAAAACCCAAACAAGAGCAAGATTGTGCAAAACCGCTTAGATAAATATCTTCCGGGTTCTCCATCAGAGGCAGAAGAGGATTTGGATAAATTATTCTGGAAATAATTCCTCAAGCTGTAGCAAGCAAGCAATAGCACAAATCTCTCTGTCCGTAACGGACATCATCTTAAACAGGCTCTCCGCAATGATAAGGATAGCCTGTTTTTTTGTGGTATCATCCATGGAGAGATCGTAGAAATAATTCAAAAGGTCTTTCAACAAAGATTCGTGATCGGAATCGAATAATTCCTCGTTCTCAATCAGGAATTTACGTGTTTTCAAAGTATCTCCCGATTGGAGATTGGTGTAAATCAAATCCATCACCTGATTGGTGTCTTTTTTCGTCTCAATGGAGAGAATACCGGATTTGGAATATTTTTCCAATTCATTGATACATTTTCTGATATCAGGATAATGGCTTTTGATCAGGGCAACCAAAGGTTTCTTCTGGTTATCAGGAATCTCAACATTTTCCTTTTTCAGAATCTCCAGACACCTACGGGTGACATCTTTCAGGGATGTATGGAGCGTGAGACTCTGGCAACGGGATTGTAGGGCGGGTTCAATCTTATATTTATTATTACCAGTTAGGATGAATCTGGTGGTTGATGCGTAAGACTCCATCACATTGCGAAGAGCATTTTGAGCATTTTTGCTTTGCCCATCACACTCATCAAGGATGATGATTTTCAACCCCCCGTCAAAGCTTCTTGTCTGTGCAAACCCAATTACTTTTTCCCTGATGGTGTCAATACCATTCTCATCGGAAGCATTTATATATAAAAAGTCACAGTTGAGAATATCTTTGGCGATGATTTTAGCTAAGGTGGTTTTTCCCACTCCGGGTTTACCAGTCAACAATAAATGGGGTATTTTTTTACCAAAATTTTGAATAATTTTTCTAGTATTATCATCTACCATCAGATCATCCAAGGTCTGTGGTCTGTATTTTTCCACCCAAATTTGCTCTTCCATGATTGGAAATTATCACACATTCAAGACAAATCAAGCCCGATTGAGTGATTTGAGCGTTCATCGATAGTTCTAACAAGATTAGCACAATCCAATAAACTAGAAAATGTGCCAACGTCGAACCAAAATCCATCCAATTTCTCAACCCCTACACCTTCTTTATCATTCATCAAACGAATCAGGTCAACGATTTCCAGTTCTCCCCTAGCAGATGGTTTTACCTTTTTAGCCATTTCCACAACTTCATTGGAAAACACGTAAAGACCAATCACAGCATCCTCTGAGATGAATTCCTTGGGTTTTTCCACAATTTGAATAATATTATCGTTTTCATCCGTTTCAACTACACCATATGCTGAAGGGTCTTTTACCTTGTAGGTGTAAATAGTGTTTGGTTGGGGATGAATGGGGGAATTGCCAATAATGACATTATCTCCAAGAATTAAGCATATTTCATCAGCATCTTTGATAAATTCCTCTCCAACAATGAAAGCATCCACCAATCCCTTTGGGGAATCTTGAATAGCGTAAGAAAGATTCAATCCGAATTTACTTCCATCTCCAAGCAGAATCTTGAATTGTTTCTGTTGATCCTCATCGGCATTAATAATGAGAATGTCAACATATCCCATATCCTTCAGTGTTTGGAGTGGAAATGCAATGACGGGCTTATTGTATAAATTTAAAAGCTGTTTTGATATTACCTTGGTTACAGGGTAAAGACGGGTTGCCCTCCCACCCGAAAGCACAATACCACGCTTAATATTCTCTTGCATATTTTTCCTCTATTTCTTGTTTGATTCTCTTGTCTTCCGCTTGTTTCTCAAGCATTTTATTGAAGCATTCTTTCATTACATCTTTCTCAAATCGCATCTCATAGATTTCCTTCGATTTTGAGCCATCCAGAACGCAATTGCTCCTACCCGTGGCAATGGGAAGATCGGCAAGATATACGAATTTCCAATTATCGTTGTGGAAACCGTATTCTTTCATAATATCACATACTTCCTGAGTGGTCAATGCCCCCGGATTGATGACATTGTAGATGTTCTGTCCTTTCCATTTACCGACTTTTTTAATCAAAAGATTTCTTACAAATTCGCAGAAATCGGGAATATATGTCTTGGAATTGCGGAAATTGATCAGATCGTTGTATTGTCTAATTTTGTTCAAATAATTCCTACCAGATGATTCGTAATGGAATGGCATACGAACGCGCAGAATTATATTATCCATGGTTTTTGATAGGTTTTCAAAAGCGTGTTTGGATTTGGAGTAGAATGAAGCCCTGTTACAGAACAATCCATAATTCGGGGAATCTTCCTCACTCCACACTTTCTCATAACCATCATAAACACAACCAGATGAGATATGAAGATAATTTATATTTCTGGTATTGCATATGGCATTCACTCTTAGAGGAGATGTTGTGTTCAAATCCCAACAAAGCTCTTTTTTTCTCTCAGCTTCGTCAATATTGGGTCTTCCCGTGAATCCTGAACAATTGATCACCGTGTCAATATCATTATTGAGAAGAAATTTATGTAATGTATTTGCATTGTGGTAATCCATTTCTTTAGCCGATTGGATAATCACGTTAAAATCATTTTTCAGATGATTGAAGAGGTGATTGCTGACGTAACCTTTTCCTAAAATTAATAAATTAAGCTTCATATACGTTTTCAATAAATTCCCGAACGTTTTCCAAATTACAAATATCATTTTCGTATAGATATCCCTGTATGCCCTCACATAAATCATCAGCCATTTGGGAAATCTCTTCGTCATCCACGGTATGAAGGAAATCCTGTAAATCCATAATGGATTTGATGATTTTCTCTTCGTGTAGTTCCAATTTTTTCAGTATCGTATTCTTTTTCATCGATGTAGGAATTTATTTAGAGTTTTTCATATGTCAACATTAAATAATCGTATGCCGAAGATTTCTCAAATACCATCCGCAACATTACCCATTATTGGTAATGAAGTGGCTATCATCAATCAAAATGGAAGCACTTATTCCAGTGTTTTGAGTAATTTTATTGGGCGGGGTTCTGATGTTTCTACCTTATCTGCCAATTGGCAAAACACTTACACCACATTTTCCTCAAATTCCGCCAATTATGCAAAGGTTAATGTCAATAATAATTTTTCATCTACCCAAACGTTCACCACAAGTTCAATAAATGTCGGAGGATTTCCTTTATCTGCGACAGTGGGTGGTAATAGTTTGTTTGGTGGTAATCGCGCAGGTAACGGTGCCACATGCGCATGTTTCTCCAATTTCCTTGGTTATAACGCAGGTAACGGTGCCACGAACGCATCCAACTCCAATTTCTTTGGTCGATGTTCAGGTAACGGTGCCACGAACGCATCCAACTCCAATTTCTTTGGTAATGGTGTAGGTAACGGTGCCACATGCGCATCCAACTCCAATTTCTTTGGTAATGGTGTAGGTAACTGTGCCACATGCGCATCCAACTCCAATTTCCTTGGTTATAACGCAGGTAACGGTGCCACATGCGCATCCAACTCCAATTTCTTTGGTCGATGTTCAGGTAACGGTGCCACGATCGCATCCAACTCCAATTTCCTTGGTAATGGCGCAGGTAACGGTGCCACAGGCGCATTTAGATCCAATTTCCTTGGTTATAACGCAGGTAACGGTGCCACGTTCACAAACAACTCCAATTTCTTTGGTTCAAACGCAGGTAACGGTGTCACGAACACAGGTAACTCCAATTTCTTTGGTTCAAACGCAGGTAACGGTGCCACGAACGCATCCAACTCCAATTTCTTTGGTCGATGTTCAGGTAACGGTGCCACAAACGCATCCAACTCCAATTTCTTTGGTAATCGCGCAGGTTACTGTGCCACATGCGCATCCAACTCCAATTTCCTTGGTTATAACGCAGGTAACGGTGCCACAAACGCATGTCACTCTATATTCATTGGTTATAACGCAGGTAACGGTGCCTCTCTATCAGCTTCAATCGCCCTTGGCTCTTGTGCCATCCCCACATCACACAATCAATTAGTGTTGGGGTCGTCAGCATACCCACTATCAACTGTTAATAGCGGCAACTGTTTAGTTGTAAACATAAATGGAACTATGAAGAAAATAGCGTTGCTTTCCGTTTAATGTTATATAAATAGCAATATGATAAAAAATGCTATTTTTCATATTGAGGGGGGGTTGGGTAAAAACATTGTAGCCACTTCGGTTATCCGTTCCTATAAAAAGGAACATCCAATCCACAACATTATAGTAAATTCTGCATATCCTGACATTTTTCAAGGAAATCCTGATATTGATAGGTGTTATCTATTGGGAAATACTCCGTATTTTTATGAGGACTTTATCTTCGATAAAGATTGTGAAATATTTGCACATGATCCATATAAAACAACAAATCATATCACCAAACAACAACCTCTGGTGAAATCGTGGTGTGATATGATAGGGATTAATTACGATGGTTTAAATCCAAACATTTATTTTAATTTTAGGGAAGGGGAAATACCCAGAGCGTTACTACCTCAAACTGATAAACCCATTCTCATCTTCCAACCATTTGGAGGCGCACAAAACCAAGAATTTCCATACTCATGGACAAGGGATATTCATCCTTTCATTGCTCAACAAATAATCAATAATCTTAAAGAACAATATACGATATTGCATATTTGTCACCCCCACCATCCTCAATTACAAAATGTGATTCGCTATGATAAAAATCAAAATAAAAAGATTTTATGTGCCATGTTGAATCTTTCTAAAAAAAGAATTCTAATCGACTCTTCTTTACAACATGCTGCGGCTGCCATGGGATTACCATCAACAGTGGTGTGGGTTGGGACACAACCGGAAGTATTTGGTTATGACATGCATAATAATATAACTCCCCCTGTTACCTTTCCAAAGGGTAATATTAATTCGTATTTATATGATTATAGTTTCAATGGAATCATCCATGAATGCCCATATGATAATATTTATCAAATTTTCAATATCGAAAACATCATAAAATGAGAGATATATTTTATGTGTCTGGCTTACCCAGATCGGGAAGCACTCTTCTGATGAATCTGATGGCACAAAATCCTAAAGTATTCTGTACTCCTACATCGGGTTTGAATCAATTGATGAATAATATCAAAACATCGTGGGGTAATATCATTGAACATCGATCTGATAAAAACGCTGGTAATGATGAAAATTTGAAGCGTATCCTCAACACTGTATTACATTCCTACCATAATACCGAAAAACCGTATGTCATCGACAAATGTAGGGGGTGGGGATTCTCCATTGAAATGTTGGAGGCAATCACCAATAAAAAAACCAAGATCATAGCACCAGTTAGAGATATAAAGGATGTTCTTGCGTCTTTCGAATTATTATATCGAAAGGGTTCCTACAAGTTCAACCCCCAAGGACCAATGCCCCAATGTTTAACAACTGAAGGTAGGATGATGCATTGGGCAAGTTTGGAGGGGGAAGTCGGTGCTGCTTACGCAATATTGAAGGATGCTTTTTTAAGAGGATTGGGGGATAGATTCCTTTTGGTGGATTATGATTACCTGACACATAATCCTAAAATTGTCATGGACGTAATTTGGGATTTCCTCAATATACCCAAATGTGAACATGATTTTGAAAACATATTGAACCAAACACCAGAAGATGATGGTGTTTATAATTATGTCGATTTACATAAAATTAAGAGTAAAGTCACCCCATCCAGTTCAAAAGCTAAAGAAATTTTGGGGGATGAAATATGTAAAGGATTGGATGGTTATGAATTTTGGAAGAAATGACTAAATAATGATATGTCTATACTAGGTAATAACACACTACCACCACCCCCGACACCCAATAAGGAAGTCCTATTGAAACAAGCGGTATCCCGTATCAAAAATCTTTCCAAGGAATGTTTCAGTAATTTGGTGAGAACCCAACGAGAAGGTATTGAGATTGTTTGGGAGGACGAAACCCTCACTCCGCAGGAAATAATTGATGAGATGGGGTCGGATGTTTTTAAGATTTTTCAATTCCATGGGGAGCTTACACAATTTATTCTGATGTTGGCCAAAGGGGATGGAGCAACGGTTGATGTCAAGTATCCCACCCACTCATTTACCGCAAACCTCAGTGCTGGAACTATCACCGTCCACGATACACTTTACCAACAATAATTATATGAAAAAACAACCGACATTGGGAGATATATATGGACAAATGCTGAACAGTGTTCAAGTCGTTCAAGAGAACGCACAGGAAAACATCAACAAGTCCAAAAAAATTCCCAAGCAATCCAAAAACGCTTTCAACGAAACAAATCCCTTGCAAAAAGGTGGTCCATCTGAGAAAAGCGGTTATCACAAAGCTTTGAATGATACTTATGATGAGGATGAAGAGCGTAAGTATGCTAATCTTGATAAACTTAAAGAAAAGTTGAAGAATCCCAATCTTTCTGATAAACAGAAGGAATCTCTTAAAAAAGAAATTGCAAGAATGGAGAGTGGAATCCAAAGAGAGGAAGCGGAAGAGAGAATTCACAAGGAATCTAAAAAAATTGCAAGAGATAGACTAAATACATTTATGACTAAGAAATCTACATTTGATAAGTTGTTTGAATCCGTTATGGGTAATAATTTTGACCAGCAAGAGGATGCTCAAGAAGTTGATGCCCTCGGC